GTAAAATTACTTGTTGCGTTTGCCGTATAAAATAAAATTGCTCCATTCAATACATTGAAACTAATATTTCCATTAGCACCTACATTTTGAATTTGAACTATTTCTGTTGCTTGTTGAATTTTTGTAGTTCCAGAAACAACAAGGTTTGCATTTAGATATTCATTATTATTATCATAAACTACAACATTACTTGTGCCATTAGCACTTATAGCAATATTAGCATTAGCATATACTTTAACATTACTATTTCCATTTGAAATTTCTGAAAATTCTAATCCTGTTAATAATGATCCATTGCCTAAAAAATACGATGCACTTACATTTCCAGTAACTGTTAAATTTGTAAGATTTCCTACACTTGTAATATTTGGTTGTGCTGCATCTGCTACAGTGTTGGCTGCACCAAAAAAACGACCTATGAAAAAATTAGCACTTGCAGCATTACCTAAATTAGCATTTCCTGCATTCACATTACCAGTTATATTTGCATCACCAGGTGTTGAAAATAAATTACTTGAATTATTAAATGTAAATCCTGCACTTGCCTGAAAATTGCCGCCACCATCAGTATATTGAATTTGAGTGTTAGCACCAACAGCCGTTCCATTTCCTGAACCAGTGCCTGAAGCCCATGTTAAATTTCCAGAACCATCAGTTTGTAAATATTGAGCATTATTGCCACCTAGAATTTCTAAATTTGCAACATTTCCTAAACTTACATTAGCACCTGTAAATGCAATGTTTCCATTTGCAGTAATGCCAGTTGCTGTAATATTATTAGAAGTTAAATTACCAGTAATGTTTAATGTGCCACTTACGTTTACACCAGTTCCAGTTACAACTAATATATTTGCATTTCCTGCGCTTGTTATTGCAACATTAGCATTCGCATAGACTTTAACATTACTATTTCCATTAGCAATAAGACTAGTATCTATTCCTGTTAATAATGCACCATTGCCAATAAAATAATTGGCGGTAACAGCATTACCTAAGTTAGCATTGCCTGCAGTAATATTACCTGTTACATCTAATGATATTAATGTTCCTAAACTTGTTATATTAGGTTGACTTGGATCTACAACTTCGCCTGCAAAGTTAGCATAGTTTGCATTGGCTACGCTTTGATAATTTGACCAATTTAAATTACCATTACCATCAGTTTGCAACAAATAATTTGCAGTTCCACCAGTAATAATAACATTTCCTACGTTACCTAAATTTGCACTTGTTGAAACTTTTAATGCGTTTGCTACTGTCGTTCCATTACCAGAATAAAATAATAAATTAGGATTTCCTGCTAGGAAACCACCTGCATTATATTGAACTTCATTTGTATTACCTTGTGCGCAAGCATACCCACCAGTAAAAATATTTAATTCTATTGGTTCAGGTGTTATCGTTATGCCAGGATCTGTTTGTTGAATAGTCAGACTTATTGGCTCAACGACTATATTAGCGTTGATTTCTGACATATTATTGATACCTTACAATGAAGCCAATTGGCTCACGATTAATATTATCTAAACTTGCGTTAGCATCGCTTTCCCTAGTCACTGTTAAGGTAACTAAACATAAAATACTATTTGCGGCACTATTAGCAAGCACAACGTTTGGTGTGCCGTTTCCACTATTAGTAATATTATCACCTATGTATAGGTAAGCAGTGCCAATATTAGCATTCGTAAATGCAGTTTGTAATGTATAATTTGCAGCATTTGGTTGCGGACTAAATGCAATTAAATTTCCTAAATTAACTGTATCAGGTGTTGGATAACTTACAGTATCAACAGTGTAAAAATTTGCTGTGGCATTTAACGTCCAAGCATTTGGCACTAATGCATTTGCAGGATTACCATTTGCATCTGTAAATGTGATGGGTAAAGTATAAGCCTCACCAGTATAGATTTCTAGGCACTGCATTTCTGTGCCTGCTATAGTCATCGTTTTCGCGCCGTTAAGTAATAAACTCATTTTTGTATTCCTATATTATTATTTATATCATTGTTGTCCTAAATATATCGCATAGCCCTTAAATCCTGTGATGATAAGATTTGCACCACTAGTCCAGTGTTTGACTGCCATACCTACGTCATTTACTTTAAAGTCTTGCTGAACAGTCGGGTCAGCATCACCATCACCACTGCTTACTAAATAATTAACTTCAAATGTTTGCGGTCTATTTGCAGTTAATGATACTGTTGTGACACCATCATATAATATACGATTAGTTGTAGTAGCAAGATTGCTGTAAACATAATTAACTCTTGCACCAATTTGAAAGTCTATGCTTTGACTGCATACTGCTTGGAAACTACCATAAACAGCATATACTCCATCATAAACTTGTGATCCACCTGCAATTGTTCCACCACCTAGACCCCACCAACCATAATTTTTGTTAGCAGTTTGTGCGATAGTGAATGCACCTCTTGGATATAATGTTCCACCACTGCTTGCTAGGAAACCGTTAGTTGTGCTTGCTGTTCCTTGAAATGCTGGATAATAATCGCTAGATGTAAATGTGTAAGTTTTGTAATAAGGTGTATTAGCAATATTACTATCATCGTATAAGTAGCCGCCTTCTAAGTAGAATATGTCTGGATTACCAACATAATTCATTAAGTTAGCACTTACTGGTCCATATATACTTGTTAACCAAGTGCTATTACCTAAGTGTGGGAAAATATAACTTTGGTTCCAATAAGCACAAATAGTGCCAGGACCTGTAGAACCATTTCCTCCAGGTATATTAATATTTGCTACACCGCTTACATTACTTACTGTTACACCTGCTCCAGTAAAGTTTAATGTGCCTGTTGATACAATATTTGAACCACTATCTTGAATTAAAACATTGCCACCACCAGTGCCATTACTTGCTGCTGTAATACGACCATCTATACCAACAGTTATATTAGTGTTAGTATAACTTCCAGCATTAACACCAGTATTACTTAATTTGTTGCTAGTGACGCTATAATCAATTAATGCGTTGCCTGGTATTGTATTTGGTCTAAAAATATTACCGCTAGTGCCACCAGTAACAACATTTAAACATGCATTGCTTAATGGTGTGATTGGTGTTGGAGTGACTGTAAATATTGTTGGACTGCCACTACTTGTGATACTAGTAACATATGTATTACCCGATAAAGATCCACTACCGTTACTAATAGCAATATTGCTACCAATTTGTAAATTTGCTATTGGATCACTTGTAATAACATTGCCATTACTGCTTGCATTACAACTGGTTATTATTACCACGTTAGGTATTGTAGCACCTGTCCAATTAAATACAGAACTACTATTGCTAATTCTGCCAGATGTATCATTACGTGCAGTAACACTAAAATAATAATTACCATACGCAATATCATTAATATCTATGCTTGTCACTGTGTTAGCAGGAAATGGGGCACTATTACTGGCTAATACAGTTCTATATAATATATGAGTTTCTACGTTATTTGTGTTACCGTAGTTAAAGTCCATGTAATAAACAAGACCGTTTACACCTACATTGCTAGTTACTTTAAAACTTTGCGTGCCATCTGTTAAAATAGGATTATATGAAACGACAGGCGCAGTAGGTTGATCAATTACGTTTGGATCTAATAAACCAGTATTTGGATCTGGTATAAAATCTTGTATTGCATTGTCTGCGAAAATAGTGTTGTTGTATTCAAATGCGCTTAAACTTACACCCAAACTACCATCTGGATATTTTTCTTCTGCTACGTTTGCAACACGGAATAGTTTATCAGTCCAACCATATACGCTATTTGTAATACGTATAATATCACCTGCTTCAACTTGTATACCACTATAGTCTAATTGAAACTGAACTACTAAATCCTCACGGCTTTGTAATAATCTTCTAACACCTATATATTTTGCTTGCACTGCTTCATTGACTACAGGTAATTGTAGGTTTAGTTTATTGATTGCTTCGTTAGGACTTAATAAACTTGGGTCATACCATGCAGTTGATGGATCAGTTAGATCAACGATTTGATAATCTGTTTGATCTTTAATGTTTTTATTTGGATATGCAACTTCTAATTGATTGTATGTGCTGTTTAAATCTATAGGACTTAATTGTATACCACCAACAAGATTGTCATCATCAACTAAAAACAAATCATTTATTGTTTGTGCATTTGGTGCTTGATCATAGGCTTTGTTCATTACAACACGCCATTGACCAGTTAGTTCGCTATATTGCAACCAACTATCGCAAGCATCAACTAATATGTTTAGATTGTCTAAGCAATTATTGCCAGTATCTAATGGTCCATTAATACGATATCTTGGTTGTGTAGCACTACCACCACCTACTGGTGTGTAGGTTATTAAAGTATCACTATATGTGTTTAGATCAGTTAAACTTGCAGTGTCAATTCTTGCTAATGGCACACCACAACCATATCTTGTATTCAATAAGTAATCCTTAATTACATCGCCAGGCTTA